GATTTTTATATATTTTATCCTTAAACTCATCTAACGGAGGAGCGTGAAAAACGAAACAGTCTTTATTTTTACATACTGTTCTAAACAACGAAGCTAATCCTAAACCCAACAAAACAGACATCATTATTCTACCCGTTTTACTATGAACAAATCTTCCTAGGTTTAATCCCATATATTAGCAAGGGAGATTCTTTTTATCATTAAATTTAATTTCCCCTGAATAAATTCTAACTAAATAAACAACGCCATTGCCGATAATAATTCCTGCTAAACATGCTAAAACGCTTTTATGTATATAAAAATCTACGTGAATATATTGCGAGAAATAATGCGTGAAATAGTTTGGCATATACTCGTATGTCATCATTGCCTTATAATGCAAAAATATATTTAAATAATATTTTTACATTAAGCTTGTATTGGGATAGTCGATAGTTGAATGTCGAATTTTGGACACTTAACAACCTCTTCTTCAAAATAGAAACAATTGTCCGCCTTATCTTTGTAATAAACCTTTCCTACATTTTCAGGCGTTGGATAAATATAAATTGTTTTCATCTCTGGTCCTAAAACATAGACAAAAAAAAGTCCGACCGCAAAACTAATTAAAAAAATTGGTATTGAAATATAGTCTAATATCATATATAATTTGTAGATAAATTAATTTTACGCAGAATCTAAAATCTAAAAATACCCGTTAAACCCAATTTCTTTTGAAACCAAGTCATTCAAGGCATTAATTAGTCCTTTCCAGTTTGTTTCATTTAATGTCAAATACGTTTCTTGCGTTTGTTTCGGTAATTTATTAAAAGCATCATTATAAATTTTAACGCCAAAATTATACTGACCATTTGACATCAACTCCGGAGGAACAAATAAATCCTTTGGTGCCGTAATGGTAGAAACCAAGTCATTCAAGGCATTAATTAGTCCTTTCCAGGTTGTTTCATTTAATGTCAAATACGTTTCTTGCGTTTGTTTCGGTAATTTATTAAAAGCATCATTATAAATTTTAACGCCAAAATTATACTGACCATTTGACATCAACTCCGGAGGAACAATTAAATCCTTTGGTGCCGTAATGGTACAAGGTTTTTTGTTTTTGCGAGCAATTGCGCAATTTGCCATAAATTCTTTCATCCATTCAGGATTTGTTCTGAGAGCATTTTTTAGTCTAGATGGCATTTCCTTCCATAAGTCAGAGTATTCCGGATTAGACCAACTGATCTCGTCTTTTCCATAAATAGGTTCATTATTAAACAATTCTTCTTCAGGAGTTTGGTTTTTATTTTTGTCTTTTTTACCTCTTTCGCCCTTTTCAAAGGATACAACATTATCAGAATATGATGTGTATGAAAGATTTTCAATGCTGTATCTATTTTGTATCAAATTACACGTATTTGTATACGAATTGTGCCATATCATATTTTCATTATATTTTAAAGTTTGTATTTTGTCTAATAATGGTTGAAGAACCGTAGTGTATATGGTTACGGCATCTCTTGCGTATTCAATATTATTCGTTTTATTCATTTCTTTTATACATTCTTTTATTTCATATATTTTATTAAATGATTCCGTAATGCTTTCATTTAATTCATTCTTTTTTTGGTCATTATCAACCAATTCATTATATGTTTCCAGATACGACTCATATAGACCAGAATAAGCAGTAATGTGTTCTTGTAAATCTTCAAATTTGGGCAACACCTCTTCCGAACTTAAGTAACCAAACAATAATTTGTTTTTATTATCGATAATATCATTTTTTAAATCTTTTATCCCACTTTGCATTTCATTTAAAAGTGTTGGCAATAATTCTACATTTCCTACTGATATTTTTATGCGTAAATTACACGGGTCTGCTATTATACCACAAATAGCACTATAATGCCTATGCGCGTCTTCTTTATCATCTGAAGGGAAATATATATTCTCAAATTTGGTTCCACCAGGTCTTTTACAATTTATACATTTGGGCTTAAGTTTTAAAAATTCAGAACGTTTCTCTCTTTTACTTAATTCCGAATTATTCATTATTTTCTTTTTATTTAACGTATTCTCTTTTTCATATTTTAATTTGAGTTTAAAATATTCATTTAAAGCATCTTTATTATTTGGTAATTCAATATTCGCAGCCATTATATATTATATATTATAAATTATAAATTATAAAATATTCTTTAATTTTACACGTGTTTAGAATGTATAATATCGTATTCGCTATCCCACGCTGGTAGACCTGTAATTAACTCTTGGTGAGCTATGCGCTTAGCTTGTTGAAAGTTTTTTATTTTTGATAAAATGTATTGTTGCTTCTCTTTATTTTTTATTGCTATTTCAACTGGCGTTAAACGTCCCTTGTATTTATACAGTAGTATTAATCCTAAAATAATTAAAAATCCAATAAATAGTCCTACATTAAATATTAAATTATGGAAAGTATTCCTAGCAACATGACATTGTTTTAGAGTTTGATGTAAAAAATATTTAACACCTGGTTCGGTAAGAGCAGGTTTAGAAAATTCATCAAAATCCATTATAATTACAGTTAAAAAAATAAATTAATTTATACACATTATTATATGGCTAATTCTTATTTAAATATTTTAACTTTTTTATTTACAACATTTTTTTATTATTTGGCAATAAAACCTAGTTTAACATATGACATATCGAGTGACTCTGAGAAATATAAATCCTATATTAGTAATAATTACATGTATTTAGCAGTATATTTTTTTCTAGTAATGGTAATACAATTTATTGTAAACGCATCTATTATTTCTTCAACGTGTGGCGGAAACATAACTGAAAATATGGGGGCTGCTGGCGTTTTTACTTTTTTACCATGGACATTAATTTTTGGAGCATTGATAATAATATTAATTGCGTATCCTGGTTTTAAAAGCGCTTTTTCAGATGTGGTCGGTTATTATTGGGTTTCTACTTCAGCAAATAAGATAATAACAGAATTATTAGTTAATCCTGATGTCCAAAACAAAATAGATTCAGATGATTCTAAAACTCCACAACAAAAAGAAGCATTGCAAAGTGCGGCAGATGCTATTGTCAAAATTTGTGGGAACACTTCTATATTAATTAATCAAATTGTCCCTTCTAATTTTGAATCTTATTGGGGGTTATTAACACCTTTAATGAAAGACAAATATCAAACCGTAACTCAAGAAACGATAGACCTTAAAAATAAATTGTATGAATTGGTTGTTACCAGAGACAATGTAGGTGAGGCATTATGGTATATTTACACAGGTATATTAATAACGTCTATAGTTCAATTAAAGATAACAACGCGCGGATGCGTTAATAATCCTAAAACAATGGAACAAAATTACCAAAAGTTTTTAGAAAAAGAAAAGCAAAGTAAAGAGCAACAAAAAATTGCCACAAGCACTACGTATACGATTACAAATTAATAGTGTTTTAAACTCGCTTAAAACAATAATTATATAAAATATAATATTATACATTATATAATAAATATTATGGGCGACAACTGGGAAGACTGGGCGGATACCGAAATCGATTTAATAGTTTCCGCTCCTACAGTGGTTATTCAAAAAGAAGAAGAGTTGAAACGACTTGAAGAGAGAAAATTAGTTGAAGAATCAGATAATGCTTTATCGAAAGAATTATTTGAAACCGAAGTCCCTATTTTAAAAAAAGAAATACAACATGAACTACAACAAATAGAATTTAGAAATTGTAGTATCAAAGAAGAGCATAAAATTAAAATTAATAAACAAAAAGAAAATGAACAAAAACAAAAAGAAATTTCTAAAAAAATTAAAGAATCAAAAATAAAACAAAAAAGACATAATGAATTATATGGGGAATTAGAAGGTGAATATATGTATGATGATTACGATGATAAATTTTACAACTAAAATAACCTAGGATATGCTACATAATACATAACCGCTAAATAACATAAAACACCTAAAACTATCGATGACAACCAAATTGGAAGAATTGTTTTGTTTTTATATCCAATACCGAATTCACGAATACTTCCATCTTTATTATAAAAACATGCTGGTTTCATCATTTGAATAAGTCCAAAAATAATGATAAATAATATAACAGATACGAGTGTAGCATTTTCTCTTATATAGTTTCTGTACATCTTATATATAATAATAAACAAATTTTTATTATTATATCGAAATATTCTTTTCGAAATATTCTTTCTTATTCTAAAATGGATGAAAAATATTTAATTGTCTCCTTGGTAATCGTCGTATTCTTCTTCAGGTGCTCCAGCACCATCCGTATTTCCATCATAATATGTTTCATTCATATAATCCATATCATTTTCTTCATTATCTATATCATCATTAATTTGTCGCTGTTCTCTATCTTCCTCTAATAAAATATCCATATTTCTATCATTAGCATCTTGGTTTTTTTGTCGTATTTTTTTCTCTGACTGAAGCATGGTATCCCTAAATGTTTGTTCTTCATCATAAAAATCCTTGTCCAATACAGTTAAACCTTTTTCCATTCCTTTACCATACATACCTAGTTTACTGCTTTTTAGTATTGTGTCAATATCTCTTTCTTCGTCTGTCATTTTTTTTAGTCTATCTGTCACCATATCCTTCTCTCGCTCACGTAATTTAAATACTCTATCTTGTATTTCTTCATATGATGTATCAATCGTATCTTTTTGATTATTTAATATATTTATAAATACAGTTAATAGTTCTGCGGTTTGTTGTCTGAGTTGTTTTTTGTTTCCAGTTATTAATCTTTTATCTAATTGGTTTCTTGAAGTCATACTTATATCAATCCTAGTTGCAATGTCGTCAATATATTCAGTACTAACTATATCATTCACATTCGTGTCTTTTACAACCTCAGATACAACCATATCATTTTCGTCAGTTAATTCAATATAATTAATTAAAACACGAAGTAAATAGTATTCAAATAAATATCTGCTTGTTCTTTCGTCAAATACAGGTTTAATTGTTTTGTTATCATCTAATTTTATACTAGTAAACGCAGGCGTATTATTCGAAATAAAAACGATATTTTTGGAAGTTTTTTGAATTGTTGTTAAAATATTTTCTATGCTTGAAACACCATAAAAGATTTTTAGTTTTTCATAATAGCCGCTAACATAATTCTTTAGTTTATTTTCGTGATTCTTCGAGAAACCGTAATACTTATGAATGGATATATTATCATAATTAACTTTATTCAAAATAATTTTAGGGAAAACATTTACAATATTATCGATAACCCCTTTATAAAAATTTATGATATTGTATAACTTATCGTCACTTATTTTATTACGTTCATTTCTTGTTGATTTATCTGCCACCCAATTCGATAAATTATTTATAGTATTAGTCATTTGCCTTACTGTGCTATTTGTTATCTTTGTGCCTGTATTTTCCTTAACAAAATCTATAATTTCCTCTTTCATAGTACCAATATTATTTATCAAAAAATTATTTAAATTTAATATGTCTTTTGTGTAATTATCTGTTGCGATATCAAATGTATCGAATGCCTTGTTAATAAGACCTCTAACGGATTTTTCTACTACTTCATCATCTTCAGCATCTATTTCTTCTAATACTTCTTTTAATTTAGTAATGGACGAAACTTGTTGTTTATCTAAATTAATATTTATTGTATTATTTTGCCCTATAATTTGAAGTAGTCGTAAAAATTGGTCGTTTGAATAATTTCTGCCGTTTTCTTTTAGTTTTTGTATAATTCTATCTACAGAATCAGAAGGATTAATAAGCCCATCTGTTGGTTTATCGGTACACAAAGGTAATAAACTCGGTGGTATTGGCATCAAAGACTTAAATTTACAAAAATACATAAATGCCAAATAAATAGTCCTTTCATTAAATTCAGTTCGTATAGATGGATATATATTTTTTGTATTTTTATTACTATAGAACAAACCTGAACTGGTATAACTTTTAATATCATCTGCCATGTTGCTTAAATGTTTTACTATTTCGTTATATTCACCAATTCTACTGTCTTGCTTTAAAAAATAACCGATTGTTGTTTCTTGTTCACTGCTTTCACAACATGAATTTTCTAAATACGGTTCATTATTAGATGTTTGAAGCAACGTTCTGTGTTTCTTTACTGATTCTTGTATCCTCTCTATTAATGCTAATGAAAACTGTATTATTTTTGAATCAATAACAAGTAATTTTTCTTTTTGATTTATTGAACCTGAACGTAATTCAGATAATAATACTTTTTTAAATTCTGGCGAAATATTTACGAGATGTTTTATTTTAAAATTAACTAATGGGGGTAAAAATTGTGTCCAATTTGCTATATCGTGTTCTTGAGGTATTTCTGTTGCTGGATTTATCAGCAAATAATTTGTTTTTTCTTCAAACTTTCTCTGTACATCTGGAATTAATAATAAAACACTATCAATCGCGGTTTTTATTTTTTTTGTTATAATTTCATTCTTTTTACCCTTTAATACATTCCATGGTTCTCCAGATTCTCTAATGTCATACGCAACGCAACACAAATATTCCAAACTCGTTAAATCTCCTTGTCCTTCAAATGGATAACCAGAAAAGGAACGAATACAACCAGGATGTGTTTTTCTCGTTTTAACAGATGGTATAGAAGTTTGCGTAGCAATTAAAAACATACCTAGTGTGTAATTTAATAAAAATGTGTTGTAGAAATCCTTGTATGGTGGGATTTTTTTACCTTTTTGAGCCATATCACGAACTACTATCCTATAATCATCCTCTGTTTCTACTGTATCTCTCATTGAAGATATCACACAATTCATGATAAATTCCTTTTGACTTGAAATGTTTATTCCCATAGCAATAGACATGGCATTTATAATGTTGTTAATCATTATGGTTTCAGGAGTGTCGTATATTATTTTTTTATCTGCTGCTATAGCCGATGTAATTTTATTTCCTGCGTCTTCTTCCATAACTGCTCTTGATATTACTTTGAAACCTTCTTCGTATCCTTCTTCAACATCAAAATCTATAGGACAAATAGTCCAACCACTATATTTATCAACCCACATATCACCATCATCACTCTCTTTTCCGATGGTTGATCTTAT